CCCGCGCGCCAGCGCCTCCATGCACAGGCTGTCGGCGAAGCTGTGCAGGTTGCGGCCCTGGAGATCGATGTCCTCCGACCATTCCTTGATGCGCGCAGGCACGTCATCACCGTAGGTGATCGGCTTGGCGAACGGCTTGCCCGTCAGAACCTCGACCGTACGCGAGAACGCCGGGAACAGGGTCGCCGTGGCTACGCGGTTCTTGTAGGCATCGTCCAGCTCGTTCGGCCACTGCGGCAGATACAGCTTGCCAGCCTTGCGCATGGCCGATGTGCCGCCCATGAGGGCATCGATCAGCGGCCAGTCTTCGGCCATTGCTGACACGGCCTTAGATGGTGTGCGGACGTCGCTCATGCGTGGGTTTTCAGTTATGCGGCCAGCGGCTCGACAGTTGTTTCGGTTTTCTTGGCGCTGCAGCGGTACCGGACTACATCAGATGCGTGGTCTTCGGCCGCAGTGTCAACGTCGTCTTGGTCGCGCTGGTCGCGCGGAAGCACAGGCAGCGTCCGGATGATGTGTGTGCAGGTGTTGAACACGTAGAAGCCAGGCAATTCGTTCCCGCTCGCCTGCTTGAGCAGCTTGCGGATCATTTCCCAGCCGTTCTTCCGGCTGCCTGGCGACTTATCAGCCTTGTTCCACCGGACACGCTCCTTTGCCATGTCATCGGCGATGCAATTGCCGTTCTGCGTGTCGAAGATCGACGTATCGGCCGGGCCGGGCCGCACTTGGTACGGCATCGCCTTCTCGCGCTTGACGATCTCGCGCGCAATGTCGACGGCCAGCATCTTGCAGCCCTCATTTGGCTTGCCGTTCCAGCCGTACCACTCGGCAATCGCGAAGATCGACCCGCGCGGGAAATGCCGCTTGGAGCCATCCGCCAGCGTTGCCGCAGTGCCATCGCTCTCAGCGAACCAAATGACCGAGAAAGGCTTGCTGCTGCCCCAGTCGAATCCGCGGTCAACGCGCCACGACGACGGGATAGCGAATGGCGCCAAAACGTGTACCGGGCGGCTCCACAGGTCGTCGAACATGCCGCCTGCAACGATGTCCCAGTCACCATCCCTCATCGCGCGGACAAGCTCTGGACTGCCCAAGCCCTCCAGAGTGCTGGAATAGTCCGGGTCAGACTCGGCCATCGACGGGTTGTCGGCCAGCTTGGCCGGGATGTACTGCCGGCGCTTGCCGCCCTCTTTCGGCGGCATTTGGGTTATCGCCTTCGGCGGCGCAATGTCGATGAACGCCGCTTTTACCCAGTTGTGCCCGACGCCCCCAGGGTTAGAGCCGCAAATGATGCGCGGGAACAGGCCGCGATAGCGCTCTGGCACCTTCAAGCCACCCAGGCGGCAGCGGCCGCGCAGGTAGCGGTAAATCTTCTCGGTGAAGTGCGTCAGCTCATCGATCAGAAGCACATGGATCTGCGCGCCCTGATACTTGATGACGTCCTTCTCGTACTGGCAGTGGCAAAGGTGGATCTTCGAGCCGTTCCAGAACTCGATGAAGTTCTTCGACCAGTTGATCTTGGCGTGGCCGCCTTCGATCCACTCTGAAAGCAGCGCCGGAAAGCCAGAATGGCCCTCCATGTGGTTCTTATGCAGGTCGTCCGACAGGCGCCGGAAGATGTAGACCTGCAGGCCGGGTATGTCGACGCACCAGGCGATCGATGCGACCCGCATCAGGTGCGACTTACCGCCGCCGGCAGCACCGCCATACAGCAGCTCGGTCGCTTCAGTTAGAAACGCCTCCGTCTGGCGCTCGTGTAGGCAAAGTTCCATTGAGCACCAACCTCAGTTCCGGCGTCTTCACCTCGCCCGAATGCTCCAATCGATGCTTGTTCGTGAAAGTGCCGCCAGCCTCTTTCGCCGCCTGCTCAAGCAGTTGGCTGACCATCGCGACGTTGCCCTGCTTCTCAGCCTTCACCAGAAGGCGGTTCAGCACCCGCAGGCGGTAGGCCTGATTTGCGATCGGGATCGACCCGGTTTCGGCAAGGAACTGCTTTCGGGTCTCTTCGAAGAGTTCGCGCCATTTCTTGCTTAGGGCGGCGCCGATCTTCTTGCTGGGGTCGTACGCCTCGCATTGCTGGCGACTGACCGTCAATCCGAATTGCTCTTTGACGGCGTCGGATACCTGATGGGGTGTGTCAAAGCAGGCCAACGCCTGCACGATGAACGCTTTCACGTCATCAGTGAGCGTTGCCATAATGTGAAATCTCGTCTAAGTCGCGTCTAAGCTATGCGGCTCTAGCCAATCATGTCCCACACGCACGTGCGACATCGATGCGCGCCACCTCCGGAGTGCAGTTCGCCGCAGACACCAGCTTGGCCAGCATCCCGTTGGAATCGCCTATGCCGTACCTACGCACCACGCCAACGAACTCCTCGACGTCATGTCCGCGCAGGAACAGCTTCGGTAATCCATCCTTGGTGAAGGCCGGGGCGCCGAAGGCATCCGTCTCTTGGCCGATGTGGTAAAGCTCGTGCTCCACCAGCGCGCAGAACTCAGCGTCTGAGCAATTAGCGCAGTACTCGGCATCCAGCGTGATGAGCCAGGCTGGCACGCGGCCGAACCACTCTGCGAGCTGCTGCTCCTGCCGCCCGCGTTGCCAGCGCCCTACCCGGAACACAACCTCCTCGGTCTGCCCAAGCACGTGGCGGCCCTGCTTTACGTACCGCTCGGCCGCCCAGAGAAATGCGATGTCAGCATCCAACAGATGGGCGTGCTCATCGTTATGGAGCGGCCCTTCCTCGATGATCTGCGACCTCACCCAGTCGGCCATGTCCTTGGCCGGCTCGTAGTG